AAGGCCAACAAGAAGGCTGTCACGCTTGAGGTTACTGATGACGCCTTTGAGGTAATACCCACTGAGAACTTAGTAGCCGAGTGGCTGGCAGAGAGGGCCATTGGTGGTGGTGATGCTAAGCTGCAGGTTGCTGGTGATGGTTACTTCAGTGGCACTGTGGATGCCAATGCTTTTACTGTTAACGGCTCTCCACTGACCCGCACTAGCGACCTAATAGAAACCCTATCAACCCTACGTGAGGCCACTCAAGACGAGACAACCCTTGAGGGACTCAGGGATTCCATTGGTAACGCCATTGGTGGGCTTATCGAAAAATTCGAGGCAAAAGTTATACAAGGATCATCATGAAACATGTATTAATCTTGTTGTTGCTGCTTTCTGGATGTGCAAGCGTTAAAGAAGAAACACTGGTATGTATGGGATTCTGCGCCCACAGCACAGTAGAAACTAAAGCAAAGGAAGCAGACACACTAAAGGTACATAAGGATGGCTGACCAAGCTATGAAAGAGGTAGTTGCAGTCACAGCCAGCTTTGGCATACGTGGTGCTGACAAGCTGATGCAGCTTAGGGGTGGTAAGTAAGTTATGGCTGGTCCTACACAAGAAGAAATTCAAGAATATTTTGATAACCAAGGGTCTTTTGGAGGAGGCGATAACGGCGATTCTGTTCCCAGCTTTGATCCTTTTAGTTCTGGAGGTATTTCTACCGTTGGACCCTCTGGAACAGTTTACCAAGAATACAAAACACTAAAAGCTTACCTCCAAACTCTTTTTGGGCTTCTTCCACAGGGTGCTGTTGATTATGCGTCAAGCGACTTAAACGGTGACGGCGTAAACGAAGTATATGCTGTTGATGCTGATGGTAATCCACATACTGTTTACGGGTACGACGACAACAACGAAGTTGAGTCAACAGTCTATTCCGACTACCTCAGAGACACTATTTACGGAGGAACAGCACCGCAGACTTGGGACGACATAGTAAAAATACTTAAGGCAGAGGGCTACGACGACGACGCCATAGAAGAAGTTAGAGGTAGCATCAAATGTCTTACCAATGCTAATGAAATTCAATGTAGCGAAGACGAAAAATTCCAAGGAAGCGTAGTTCTTGCAGGAATACTCAACAACAGTGGTTACGACGGAAGCTGGTGGGACGTAAGACCTACAGCGGGTCAGCCGTGTCAAACTGATGACGGAAAGCAAGGAGAATACGATACAAACGGCGGCTGTACGCCTAATGAGTATCAGGAAGGGGATAAATGTCCTACGGCTCCTAACGGACCTAAAGATGGTATTATAAAAGACGGTCAGTGTGTTTCTCCAGACACCGATGGCAGCGATGCAGAAGGACCTGACTGCACAGTTGTTACTCAAGAAAACGCAGAAGAGTGCGGTTTTACAATTGATGACTCTGGAAATTTAGTAGATAAAGACAGAGGAGACGAAGACGGAATAGCTCCTTTTTACACTAACTGTGGTGGAGGAATTTGGTCAGACCCGAATACTGAGTGCCCTGACGTTGGTGGTGTTGGGGAGTTCTGTAATGACCAAGCCAACGCTAATGCACCAGAGTGCGTAGAAAAAGGAATACAAGAGTTAATAGGAGAATTTGGCGAAGCCGCTGTAGGTACAGCACAAGAGGTATACGATTACATCGAAGACAAGATAGGGGAAATAAAAGATAATCCCCTAGGTGTTTTACGAGAAATACTTACTGGCGGCTACATGAGTGGTGACGAGCGTTGCTGGGAAGGAGATATGCAGTCTTGTGACACTGCTAATCCTGATGATGGCGACATTTGTTGGAAAGACTGTGTAAACATTGTAGGCGTATTAGGGATACCCGGAATACCTATGCCTCCCGGTATGAGTGATTTTGGGACTGTAAGGGACTTAGAAGATTTCTTAAAGGGCATCGGTAAAGACATCGGTGACTTTATAGAAGACCCAGCAGGGACAGTAGAAGGCTGGGTTGAAGGAATCATTGATAAAATTAAAGGAGTCTTTGATTCTACTGCAGATGACGCTAGTGCTATCATTGATTGGCTCAAAGGAATCTTCGGTGCTTCTGTTGGTGCTTGGGTCTGGGGACAAATAGAGGAAGAAGTAACTGATACAGTTTTCCCGAACTTACAGCCTTACGGTCTGTGTCCTGATGGAGAAACTCCAAAACAAGGACCATCAAACGAAGGATGCCCAGAACCTACAGTTCCTTGTTGGGATGGTACGCGAGTATATAAAGAAGAACAATGTGCTGAACCTCCTTATGGTTACTGTGCAGATGGAGTAACAAATAAAGAAGACGCCTCAGGGACTAATTGCCCAGAGTACGCTGAGTTTGGATACTGTGAAGACGGCACTACTAAAAAGGAAGACTCTGCGGGGACTAACTGTGCTGAGTACGTGCCAGATTACGGTATGTGTGACGATGGTTTAACTAAAAAAGAAGACGCAGAGGGAACTAATTGTCCGGGTCCAGAGCCTGAAGTAAATCCGGGGGACCCTTGTGATTTAGAAGACGAAAAAACTGGATCTTATGAGTACGTAGGCGATGAGTTACAGTGTTTACCTGATCCTCCTGAGTTTGGCTTCTGTCAAGACGGAGTAACTGAAAAAGCAGACACAGAGGGAACAAACTGTCCTGAGTACGCTCCTTTCGGTTACTGCCAAGATAATCAAACTAAGAAAGAAGATGCCAGCGGTACTAACTGTGATGAGTACTCTGAATACGGTTACTGTGGAGACGGCACAACCCAAAAAGAAGACGAAGCCGGGAGTAATTGCACAGAGTACGCTGAACCGTGGGAAAACACTGGCCCAACAGAGGAAGACTGTGCTAATAACGGTAAAACCTTTATTCCTGCAGATCCAGAGAGTCAGACTGCTAGTTCCTGTGGTGATGATATTCAGCTTCCTTGGGAAGACACAGGAAAAACACCAGAGCAGTGTGAGGCAGAAGGTAAACTATTTATAGCAGGAGATCCAGAGAGTCAGACTCCTAGTTCCTGTGGACCGTGTGCCGAGAGTGGGTACACAGATTATGGTAACGGGTGTGAGCCTGAAAAAGGAACTGGTGAAGGCCCTGATGAGGGCGCTGGTGATCCGACTGAGTGTGACAAAGATCCCTTAAGTTATGAGTGTCTAGGGGCAGATGAGTTCTGTAAGAGACCGGAAAACAAAGGTGACAATAGGTGTAGTACTACTGTAGTTCAACCTAGCGAAGACCTAGAGGACGAAGAACTAGACTGTTCTGATCCTGATAATGCTTTAGCCTGTGGCTGGGTAGAGTGTCCTGATGGACTAAGTATGGCTCCTACGTTAGAGGGCTGTGAGGGGACATACACTTCTCCTTGTAACCAGCAAGACAGAGTTACTAGAGATGACGGGTCGTGTGGTGAGTGTAAACCCGGATTTATAGAAGATCCTGAAGGGTTTGACCAGTGTATTCAAGCGCCTCCAGAGTGTAACGACTGTACATGCGCTGAGTACGCTGCTTCCAACCCAGAGGAGTGTGGGATTGAAACTCTTCCTCCCGAAACAACTCCTCCTCCTAGTACTGGTGGTGGCGGTGGTGGCGGTGGAGGCGGTGGCCTGAGCATGGAGCCTTTCACCGTCTCAGGAGACCCACAGCTACTTGGACGCCAGAGGTTTGGTGCACAGGACTTCCTGTCGCCGTTGTTCACAGGTAACCAAGGTGGCGGCTTAGATTTCCCTATTGCTCGCTTCCTGCAAAACAAAAAAGGTGACATAGTATGATGACGTACTTAAACTTAGTAAACAACGTAATGAGACGACTAAGGGAAGATGAAGTTGCTAGCGTACAGTCTACTACGTACAGTAAGATGATTGGAGACTTTGTTAACGACGCCAAGTCTATGGTAGAGGACTCTTGGGATTGGTCAGCACTGAGGACCACCTTGACCGTAGAGACTACTGAAGACGTCTTTAACTACGCTATGACTGGAGCAGGAAACTCCTTTAAGATTCTCCACGCTTACAACGACACTGACAACTGGGACATGGAGTACCGTACGCCCATCTGGTTTGACCAGCGTTACATGATGCAGGAGCCTGTCTCTGGCCCTCCTAGGTACTACACGTTTAACGGTGTAGACAACAACGGGGACACTCAGATCGATCTGTACCCTAAGCCTGATAAGGACGGTACGATTCTACGGCTCAACGTATTAAACCGAGGTCAGATTACAGACGGCGTAGGTAGCGTTATTCGACCTAAGATACTAGAGAACGATACTGACGAGGTACTTATTCCTTACCTGCCTATTCTCCATCTTTCGGTGGCCTTAGCGTCTCGTGAGCGTGGGGAGACAGGAGGTACGTCTACTCCAGAGTACTTTGGTATTGCTGACAAATCTCTGAGTGACGCTATCGCTCTGGACGCACAGAAGCACCCTGAAGAAACCATTTGGTACACTCCGTAGGAGCCTGACGTATGGCACAGCCACTACAAAGTATTAACCTAGTTGCTCCCGGCTTCAAAGGAGTCAACACAGAGGACTCTCCTATTGCAGAGGATTTCTCCTTTGCTGACGTTGCTGACAACGCTGTGATCGACAAGCGTGGGCGTATTGCGTCCCGTAAGGGTGTAGCCCTGTTTACTGTTGACAGGACGCTTCTGGGGGACAGCTACGCCACTAAGATTCACCATTTTTACGATGATGTAGGCAACGAAGAAATCTTTGTCACAGGTAACAACAAGATATTAAAGACTACTTCAACTGTAGATCCTGACGATACCTTAGTTGACATCACTCCATCAGGGTACACTGTTACTGGAGATAACTGGAAGATAGTGAACTTCAACGACAAGGCTTACTTTTTCCAGAGAGGCCTAGAGCCCCTCGTGTACGACGATGCCACAGGCCTCAGGACGTTTGGTAGTGCCACGGGCTCACCCACGAATCCTGCCTTGTTCTGTAACGAGGCTCTAGCGGCTTACGGTAGATTGTTTTTAGTAGACAGCGGTACTAACACACAGACTATCTATTGGTCTGACCTATTGATAGGCACAGACTTCTCAGGAGGCTCTAGCGGTTCTATTGATGTAGCTAAGGCGTGGCCTGACGGGTACGATGAGGTTAGAGCGTTAGTAGCACACAACGACAAGCTAATTATCTTAGGTAAGCACAGCATACTAGTCTACGGTAACGCCTTTAGTCCTGCTATGATGCTCTTAGAGGACACTATAGCTGGTGTGGGATGTATCTGTAGGAACTCTGTGCAGGGCATAGGTACTGACGTTCTGTTTATGTCACAGGACGGCCTCAGGAGCTTTGGTCGTACGGTACAGGAGAAGTCGCTACCTATATCTGACTTGAGCCTGAACGTGAAGACTGAGTTGATTGCTATAATAGACAATCGTAGCTGTCAGACGGCATCTGTGTATAGCCCAGAGAACTCTTTCTACTTGATTACGTTCCCAGATCAAGAGTTAACTTACTGCTTTGATTTGAAGGGTAGACTAGAGAACAACGCCTACAGGGTAACTAGATGGACAGGGGCACCCTTTAGGTCGTACGAACGTAAGAACACAGACGGTTCTCTTCTTGTAGGAACAGCGGATGGTCTGGGTAAGTACTCTGGGTACTCTGACCAGTTTAACGATTCAGGGACTATAACTCCTAATAGCTACATCTTTAGGTACTACAGTCCCGGACTGACTTTTGGTGATCCGTCGAAGCTGAAGTTCCTGAAGAAACTACGGCCCACTCTAGTAGGCGCTAACAGTGCTACAGTGTTTGTTAAGTGGGCTTACGACTTTGGAACGACGTTTACCACAACAGAGTTTACAGTAGGGAACCAGACACCTTTCGACTACAACACCCC